TTGAGACTGATATTGAGATCAGCAAGTACTATCTGTCTGCCATCCGTAACGGGATGACGCCATCGAAAATGATTCAGTTTTTCCAGGGCGAACCGACCGAGGACAAGAAGCGCGAGATAGAGCACCGGATGGCTAAGAAATTTGCGGGTGCAGAAAATGCGGGTAAGTTCCTGCTCGTGTTCAACCAGGTGAACGCGTCTAAATCGGTCGAGGTAAACGACCTGTCTGCTACAGACCTGGACAAGCACATGATTGAACTGAACAAGACCTGCCAACAGGAAATATTCTCCGGCCACCGGGTAACCAGTCCTATGTTGTTTGGTATTAAAACGGAAGGGCAACTCGGCGGCAATACAGAACTGAAAGCATCTTATGAACTGTTTCAGTCCACATACGCAAAGCCGAAGGCGAACGCTTTCGATAAAGAACTGAATTACATTCTTTCGTTTTCGTCAAAGCCTGGTAAATATGAGCTGAGGCCGACTGATCCTATCGGTTGGCAGATACCCGAAAGTTTACTGGCGCAGGCGGTTTCTCCTGATGATATACGGGAAAAGCTCGGTTTGCCGATTACAGAAAAGCCAGTTGATTCACCAGCTACTAAAACGCTCAACGCCATCAACGGCATGAGTCCATTGGTTGCTACTAAGTTATTAGAGAAGCTAACCGACAATGAGGTGAGAGGTTTGGCTGGGTTGCCGCCTGTGCCGGGAGGCGATACGATATTATTGCCTGATGGATCTGCCCCAGCCATCGGACAACCCACTTTAGATAGCGATGAACCGCAACTGCCAATAAATTCAATCCTTACCAACCTAAGCGCAAAACAACTGCAACACGTTGAACGGGTAATTAGAAAATACAGCCAAGGTAAAATCACCGAAGCTATGGCAAAAATTCTTCTCCGTTCTGGCCTTGGGTTGAGCGATAACGAGATCAATCAAATCCTCGGTATTAAGCCCGCTGCAATGTCTGCTATAGACGAGGAAGAAGCGATCGCCGATGTATTCGACGAATACGGCGATAACCGCGATGACTACGATATAATCAAATCGAAAAAGGTTTGTTTCAGTTCTGACTTCGAAGCTGAAGAAGATGAAGCTATATTCATTCAGGAAGCATTTAAAACGCTGGATGTTACCAACACAGAGAAGGCAATATTGGATCTTTTAAAAACAGATCCGAAGGCTACCCCGGAAGTTATTGCTGCAGCCATCAATCAAACAAAAAAGTATGTCACCTCAAAGCTGGCCAACTTGGTCAAGCGTGGTATACTGGAACGCGCCAGCGAAATGATCGGCGCTGATGAAATCATAAGCCACATTATTCCTGAAGCCGTCGATGTAATTCCGCCTGTAGAAGCCACGCCGCCGGTGCAGATCATGGTTAAATACAGCTATGAGGTAAAGCCAGGGATAGGCCTCGCCATAATTGAAACGACCCGACCTTTCTGCAAAAAGATGATCCAATTAAACCGGCTCTACTCGCGGGCTGAAATAGAAGCTATTTCCCTGCGATTAGGCTACAGTGTTTGGGATCGTCGTGGTGGCTGGTGGGGTAATAAGCCGGAATGCCGCCATCGCTGGCAGTCGAACATCGTAGTTAAAAAGAAGTAACAATGTCAAAAAACATACTCTTAATATCTGTTGACATATTAAAAGAACGGACCGACATACACGACAATGTTGATCCGAAACTAGTATACCCACACATTAAATATGTGCAGGACGCATTCATTAAGCCGGTACTTGGTACTGCTCTGTTTGATAAACTGCAAACGCTCATTGATGCAGGAACGATTGGCTCCGGAGGTAACGCTGATTATAAACTATTGCTTGATGAATACCTGATCGATACACTTATCTGGTATGTGAAGTCAGAGCTGCAAGTTGATATAAGTTATCAAACATGGAATAAAGGCGTAGTGCGAAAGGTTGGTGAAAATACCGACATGCCTACCATGAGCGAGTTGATTGATCTTTCAAACCGGTATAAAAGCAAGGGCGAGTACTACGCCAACCGGATGAAGCTGTTTTTGATCGACCAGAGTTCTCGACTATCGAAATACCCCGAGTATGTCAACCCAGGAAGCACCGTAGATGCCATAACGCCCGAGCAGCGCAATTTCACAATGCCGATATACTTAGGCGATACAGATGGAAAGGATAACCCATGGTGCAACCCTGGCGGTTTTAACGGACAACCTTACAGTGATTAATTATGAAAAAGCCGAACAAAAAAAACGAGGAAAAACTAAAGCTGTATTTAAGCAAAACCAATGACACTCAACAACGTAATAAAACGCATCGAGACTCTGGCGCTCGGTCACAAACAAATCAGGTCCTTCAAAAAGGGACTGGTAACTGATTTTTTTGCAGACAAGAATACGCAGTATCCGGCGGTGTGCCTGCAGGACGTGAGCGGTAGTATCAGTCTGAGCGGGCACGCGTCATCGCTCAGTTACAGAATGTTCCTTGCTGACCTGATTCATGTAAGTGAAGATACCGGCAGCAACGAGCTTGATGTGCAGAGTGATATGGTGAGCGTTGCAATGGACTTGCTGGCTCAGATGAATCATGGTAATTATGATGATTGGAGGATAAGCGCAGATAACAGCCTGACACTATTTACGGAAAACGAAAACGACTTACAGGCTGGGTGTATAATTGATTTTACTGTCAGCTTCATGTATACGCAGAATGTTTGTCAGATACCTACAACTGTTTAATAAGAGTACGATGAAATGGATATTAGCTTTATCATTATTTATAAGCTCGTTTTCTTTTGGGCAAATTGGCCAGGGGGATGATAGCACTAAGTATATAAGGTATCAATACCAATACGGGATGAGGATGCCAAGAGGGTGGTTTGATAGTGTGCTTCATGTTCCTTACTACGACACTGCCCGGTTCAAGCCTCAGAAAGCAGGCGCAATAATGATGCACCTGGATAAGAATGTATATAAATGGAACGGTGGCGGGTGGGAAGTGTTAGGCTCAGGCGTTTCACTCTCCAACGTCGGCACCGGCTTTCGCTGGGTAACAACTCCAAACGGCTCTATCAAGTCGGCAATCTACGGCTACGGCCTTAACGGCGACAGTACGGCGACTGCGAATACAATAACGGTGCAAGCGGACACGAGCGAAACTAATCACCTCATCACGCAATCCGACCTTAACGACGCGATAGCAGGTGTCGTCATATCTCCGGCAGGGGCTGACAGGGAGATACAGATAAACGATGGCGGGTCATTTGGCGTGCAGTCAGGGGTAAGCGTAACAACACAGGGAACAATTGTTTCAGACTCCGTACAGTCATTACTACATACATTCAGGGGTGATTCAACGATCGTTAAAAAATTGATTTTCTCAAAGTCAAGTCGGCGCGATGGCGCTACGGTGGGATTCATAGGATTTAGTGAAGAAGAGAATCAATATGAAACAGCTACTATAAATAACACAACTTATTGGGGTATAGGTACGCCCGAGGTTGGCGGGACTCATGCTATGCTGTTGAAGATGGAAAACAACTGGACTCCGTTTCCGGGTGCTTCTTATAGACAAAAGGAAATGTACTTACAAATTCATTACCCAACGGGCGCAATACTACGGCCAATATCATGGACGGGCTCGATCTTGGGGGATGACGGCACTTGGATACAAAGGGGCAATCTAAACTCTTATACCGATTGGGACGGCAGGTTTAATTTAGGCGGTTTTTCCCGCGGAGTAGGTGAATTTACAACGTATCATAATTTTAGCGGTTCAGGTAATATTAAGTTGCATGTCGTTGATTCGACCATTGCAACAGGCAACACGATAGCTGCTGGGATAACCATAACCGGTCAGATAGCCGGGGGTGGCAGACTTAATACAACGGCCATACACGGCCAGGAGATAGACTACAACTGGGAATCCGCACCTGTATTTAGAGCCACAGCTCCGAGCATGAACTCATCTAATTTCAATTACGTATGGGCTATCCCGTCATCAAATACCGGTCACCGTTTGATTGTAAATAAAGGCAGTGGAATTTTCGACGACGTTGCAATGTGGATTCATAACGATGGAAGAACGGTAGTAGGTAATGCGAATAATTTTTGGCCAAATTATAAATTCCAGTCGCATC